GTGAACCCTCCCAATCCCCTGGGTCTTGACCTCCCCCCCTGCCGTCATTGATTGGCGTGCTGCCGGGGCTGGCATGGCGTATGGCTGGCGCTGGCGGATTGAGTGTGGCGCTAGTGCTGCCTGACATTGGCCAGTGCATGAGGCTTCTATTGTGATTGGCAGGGTATTGGCTTGCGCTTTTGGCTGGCTATGCTCTTGGCTCTTGGCCTAGCGTTGCGCCTTGGCTCTTGGCCTGTATTGGGGAATGATCTGGCCATGGTCTGACAATGGGGCTGGCCTGCAGATCGCGCCTTGGCGTTGCCTTGTGCCTTCCCTATGGGCTGGCGCCGGGCGCCTATGGTGAGGCGCTCTGGACTGGCCAGCGCTGGCAACCTGCCATTATGTGGGGAAAGAACTGGCCAGAATGCGGCTTTATATATGGCGTCCGGAAAGCCCGAAAAGGAATCAGACACGCATAGTTTCACGCCATGCGCAAATGTCTAGACGCTATCCTTTAGCTTTGCAACCATGAATTTGCCCACATAGCGCATAAGTTGCAATTATATGTTATTGTATTTGTTACTACTTCTAAAATAGTTTGATATTATATCTTTTTTCTATTGCGTGTAAGCCGGACTTGATATATAAACAATTCATCGCTGAAATGGTTCGGCACTGGAGATTGAGATGACAAATTCCACAAATCGCCGCCTTCGCATTCAACTCTTGATTGGCGCCGCGCCGCGCAATTCCGATCTGGCGTTCTACCTTGAAGCCGCCTTGCGGGCGCTGATTTTTGGCCAGACGCGCCGCTCTAATCTGTGTCTGCAAGCCGCCCTGCAATCGCTCTAACTAACATCGCTGAGCCCCGTCAATCCGCAGCAATGGCGCTGCATAAGGACAAACGATATGACTGCAACCGAGTTTTTAACCGCAGCGCTTTGCTTAGCCATGCTGTTAGGCGTGCTGGCAATCCATATAACGGCCGCCGTTAATATCCTTTTCTGAACCCTGCAACATGCGCCCGCAAGCTCCGTATCCAGCTCTTGATTGGCGCAGCGCCCCACAATTCCCCTCTGCAATTCTGCCTTGAACGTGCCTTGCTGGCACTGCGCAGCGGCCTGCCGTCTGTTTCCAATATGTATTTGCGCCTTGCCCTGCAATTGCTTTAATCAATCAACCTGCCGCAATGGCGCGGCAATCGGAGCAAAAACTATGTTTGACTGCAATATAAATGAAGAGATCGAACTAGCTACAGACCATTGGCGCGAACAAATGCCGGCCAATATTGCCGCATTGATCGACCAAGCAAACTCTGACCTGTATTCCGGCCCGCTTTATTTGGATGCCGATGGCGAGGAATGTTCCTGCTTTGACGAGGGGGCAAAGGCTTTTGACTTCAAAGCGGCCGTTAAAACCATCGGCGAATGGTGCGAACAAATAGACGATCTTTCCGTTTCGTGTTTCCAATATGACGATGAAACGGACGAGGAAACAGAATATTCAGAAAATATCGAAGACTCCGGCCGCGCTATAATTCGCGCTCTTTTGGGTTGCGAATTGTCCCACTACGTTTAATTTGAATCTTTCCCCATGGGGCGGCCGTGCTGCCCTATCAGGAAGGGTTTAGCCTTCCAGCCCGCAATGGCGCGGGATGAATCGGAGAATGCAACAATGTCTGATCTATTGTCACGGCTTGACGCCATGAACGCAACAAAGCGGCGCGCGGCCGCAATCGCCGAATATGAAGCCGCTTGCGATGACGGCGAACAATACAATTGGGAAATTATCGCCCATGCGTTGCGGAAATGCCTTCCCAATGTGCGCAAGATCGATCCGGATCACGTCGACGTCACGCCAGCCATTGAGTCCGGGCCTGGCTTTGCGCCATGGTTTGAAGGCAAGCGGCCGAATGGCAAGCCCGGATCCGGCAAAGACTTTTCGCACGTTCGGGCAGAATTCACCTTTTCGGACGGGCGCACAATCCGCGCTTATGCTTCATCCTTCAAAGGCAAGCCGCATAACATCGCTGGCGCGGCGCGTGCCGCCTGTGATGTCTGGCGCTATCGTGCCTTGCCGGACTGGCAGCAATGGGCGCGGCCCGTTCCTGAGACTATCCGCGCTTGCATTCCTGAAACTGGCGCCGAATATGATCCGGCAATCGCCAGCGCTGAGACTGCCCAAAACAGGCAAGCCGCGCCAGTTGTGGACCATGCCGCCTATATCGCGGCGCGTGGCGTGGCGCTCTTGCGCTTTGACTATCGTGCGCGCCTTGCGGCCGTCATTGCGCCAGCCAGCGCTGGCATTGACCGGCGGATTGAACGGAGTAATGCGCTGGCCGGGTTCGGCCAGCCCGGCGATAAGATCGAAGCGGCGCGGCGCACTCAGCCGAAGCGCTCCCGTGTGGCGATATCTCCGAGCCAATGGAAGCCGCGCCCTTCTCCGAGCCAATGGCGATTCTTCCGCTCGCATATCTCCGAGCCAATGCCGAAGCATGAGCGCGCGCCGCTCGCATTCAATCGGCATTCTGAGCTTGCATCGCGCTTGCTGGCGTCAGCTATCTCCGAGCCAATGGCAGCGCCTGCAATCGCGCCCGTGCTTTGCGCAATACTGGCACGTCCGAACCATGGGCCGGCACTTCGCACGGGGTTTGCGTCATGAGCGCGGAAATGATGATATTTGGCCCGCTTGCTGTTTTCGCCGTATTGCTGGCAGCGGGATTTGAACTGGCAAGACTCTGGAACGATGGAAGGAATCCGAAATGACTTACAGGCCATCATTCGCGCCCGTGCTGGCGATTGTCAAAAAGATTGCACCAATCGCCTACAGCAATTATGGCGCGGGCGTATTTATGGAAAGAAACGAGAATGAACCCTGGCGCGGCTGGTTATCCGTCAATGCGCTAGACTTTGAATCGTCATGCCAGCAAGCCGAACGCATGGGACTCATTGCCTCAACGGTTGAAAGCGGGCGCCAAGAATGCGCCATCGCTGAGAACCTTGTGCAATGCCTTGCGCGAGACGGAATCAAAGCAAGGCAATGCCGCAATACCAGCATGGTGGAATTCAGCTTTCACCCGGATCAGAATCAATTCTGAACCATATCCGAACCAATGCCGCGATAGTGCGGCGCAAAGCGCCTATCACCCGAACCAATGGAGCCAAAAAATGTTTTACGCAACGGTCGACAATGACGGCGACAGAATCAACGATTCTGCTGATATCGTGGCTTTTGAAACCGAGGCACAAGCCCGCGAATGGCTGGTCGATTTCTATGATCGGGCAGATTGGAAACGCGAAACAGCAGTGATCGAGCCCGGCCGCTTCGGCGATTGCTGGATCAAAACCTATAGCGAGCCAAAAACCGAAAAAGGCAAGCTAATTGTTGGCGCTTTCGATTGCGAGCCATTCGGCGTTGAACAGCTTTACATTGCATCGCCCGGCCAGCATCCTGGCGGCCGTGTTTGGTGGATATCGCCGCGCGTCGAAGTGCTGGCCGTGACCAGCATTCAACCAAACGAGGATTGAAGGCCGAAACGGGCGCTCCTTGCCCGTCGCGCGGTATCGCCGCGCCTGATGATGGTCCGAGCTTATCAGATCCCCGGCGCAATTGTGCGCCAGCAATGGAGTCAAGCAAATGTCTAATATCTTTTCCCTTAGCCTGAAATCCGCAATGCAGGATATGCAAACGCAATCGGCCGCCGATACGTCCGAGGCAATCGCGCTGGAAATCGGAGCGCCGGTTTATGAGCCGCGATCGATGCACCTTGGATATGTCGCAGGCTTCAAATTCCCTGAATATTCAATGAGCGTGATCAGCGGCGGCGGCATGCGCTCAATCACCCGTTATGCAATTGTCGTTATGCCGGATGATGAAACCGGCGATAATTGGCATGAGCGCGATGTGCCGGATTTTGACGCCATCGCATGGAACGCCAAAGCGCTTGCAATGGGCGGCCAGTTTGCCGAACCCGCATTGAATGCGCCTGAATTGCTGGCCACGGCTCGCAGGCAACGCGAAGAGGCGCGCGCCGCGCGCCATGCTGCTGATGAAGCCGCCGCGCAAGAGCGCGCCAGATACGAGACGGAAATCGCCAGCAAGATTCCGGCATGGGCAAAGGCGGTAATCCTTGGCGTCGAGGACATAGACGATTGTGATTCAATGTCCGATTATTTCAACGTAAAAACCGGCAAGATCGTGATCCTTGGATTCTCGCGCCACACTCGCGACCTGTTCCCGGAAATGCGCAAGGCCGCGCTTAACTATCACGAAACCGCGCACCTTGCGGACGCGCCGGACAGTGCAGAACACCGCGAGAAGTACAGCATGGGCAGCGGCTACTATCTCAAAACCGGCGGATCTTATTCCAGCGGCTGGAAAGTCCACAAGCGCGCCTTTTACGGCAAAGGAACGCCAGCCAGCCAAGTCCCTACGGGTGAATGGTTCACGGCAGAACCGGCCGCCGCACCTTCTCCGAGCCAAAAGGCCGGGGATATATCCGAGCCAATGGCGGCGGGTTGCTGGACCATATCGCAGCACATTCACACAAAGAAAGGCTTTGACATGTGGATTTGCTCGCGTCCTGATCGTGTTGAGCGCTCGACCTATGACGCTTTGCTTGACAAGGCGCGCGGACTGGGCGGCTGGTACTCGCGCCCATGGGGCAACACGCCCGGCGGCTTTGCATTCAAGTCCGAAGCGGCGGCGCTGGCCTTCACTGGCGGCGAACCCTCCACGCCAGAACATGGCCCGGACATCTCCGAACCAACGGAAGCGCGCGCCGCGCCGCGCCCGGCCCCCATCTCCGAACCAATGGGCGATAAGTTGCGCGCACTAGCCGATAGCATGCAGCCGGAAATCGAGCGCCGCTATGCAGACCGGTTGACCAATACGCCCAAGCGCCAGCGCGAAGCCGGGGAGGCCCGGAACGATGGCAGGCGCTGGGAGCGTGCGCGCGATGGCTTGCGGGCGCTGGCCGGGCTCCATGATGCCGGAACCGTGCCGCCGGCGCTCGCTGGTATGCGCACCAAGAAAGCCGCCTATGAACTCGCACGCTCTGCAATGGATCATTCCGGCGGCTATTATTCGCCCGGCGTTGATCTCAACAAACCCGCCAGCCAAACACCCGAAGCGCTGGCCTTTTGGGAATTGCTGAAGCCGAACCCGGAACGGGAAAAGGCCGAAGCCCTGCGCCGCAAGGTGGATGCCGTAAAGTTGTCAAATATCCCGGGATATTTCCCGACACCACCCGAAGTAATCGCGCGCATGATTGACCATGCAGGCAATCTTGACGGGCTGGACGTGATCGAACCAAGCGCGGGCGATGGCGCAATCCTCGACGCAATCCGCGCGGACTTCCCCGGGGCAAAGCTGATGGCATGCGAACGGCAATTCAGTTTGCGGGAAATCCTGCAATTGAAAGGCTATGAAGTTGCCGGCGATGATTGCACGCAATGGCAACCGCCGCACCTGGTCGACCGGGTTATGATGAACCCGCCTTTTGAAAACGGGCAGGATGCCGCGCACGTCCGGCTTGCGCATTCGTGGCTGCGATCTGGCGGCCGCCTCGTGGCCATCATGTCACCCGGCCCGTTCTTCCGCAGCAATGCCAAGTCCGCGGCCTTCCGGGAATGGTTCGACGCCATGGGCGGGGAGAAATACGACCTGCCGGCCAATTCATTCAAGGCTTCAGGCACGGGCGTTGCCGCGGTCCTTGTGGTGATCGACAAGGAATAGGGTTCTCCGAAGCAATCGGCGCGGGTTCGCCCGCGCCCCATATTCGAGCCAATGGACAGAAGAATGAGCCAATGACAAGCGATCACATCAAATCCGGCAGGCAATACCCTGCCAACCTTGCCGGGCTAGTGCGCCCGAAGGTGTTTCCAACCCTTCGGATACACTGGCAGCCGGATAAAAAGACCTTCACCATCGAGGCACAACGCGATGAATATTTCAGAGCGTGCGCAATCCTTCGCCCCTTCATACCGAGGAAAACGACATGACCAAATATACACCCGCTGGAATTACCGCCGCGCGCTTGCGGCTTGGCATATCCCTGAATGAATGCGCCGATTACTTCGGCGTCGGTCACGGTTTCATGCGGACGCTGGAAAGCCGCAAGATTGATCATGTATATAAGGGCATGGTTGACGCTCTGGCGGCACTGGAAGAATCTATGGGCGTTTATTCAGGAAGCGTAGTCAGACCACCACGGCCTGCGTATGTGATATATGCCAACCAAGCAGATTTCTGCACCTTTGACCCGCCAGCAGCAGAGTATCTGCGCCTTGTTTGCATCCACAGAATGGCAATCACCAATGCGCAATCATACGCCGATTTTATTTACAGTCGCACAACGCCAATCGTGACACTAGACCCGGCGGACTATTGCAATTTCCTTGGCGAGCGGCAGAACAGCGCCGAACTGCGCACCGAATGGGCCGCAGGCTACGCCAAGCGTTACACCTTGCGCGAAGGTCTCCCGGTCTCTGACTATGACATGGCCAAGAGGAAGAAAGCATGATCGTCAAATGCAGAACGATTCAGGCATGGCTTCGGCTTATGGGGCTGGACAGGCGCTCGCTTGTCCATGCCGCCGAAGTCCTGAAGATCGGGACCGTGACTTTCCGATGGCGCAGGATGGCACCCGAGTCCCTGAAGCCAATCGAGCGGCTGGCGATGACAGCAACACTTGCCGGCCTGCCCGAATTCAGGGAACCCCATGGCGCGCTCACCACCGAGGAAATCGAAACCATCAAGGCCGCAGGGCGGGCGATCTCCGAAGCAATGGACGCGGCATATCTCCGAGCCAATGGATCACCTGACCGCGACACCGTGCGCATTGAGCCGGACGGCGAGGACGTCAAGAGCAACCCGCTTTGACTCCGTAATGGTGTGGGCGGCCAGAGCCTTTGCGGGGTCGCCGGAAAAGTCCACACCATGGAGCGCCCGAAGACGCCCCAGTTCGCGCTCCAGCTTGGCGCGGGCTACGGCGCGTATCCTGGCCGTCTCTTTCTCCCGCTTCTTTGGCTGCATGGAGCCGACCTTGCGATCAATGAATTCCTGATTTGCCCAGTCCGTCACTTCCTTGGTCTTTTCTCTTTTGGCCTTCATCAGCTTGCCGGATATCTCCGACGCAATTGACTGGGCTTGCGCAAATGCGTGGTGCTTACGTTGCTTCAGAACCGACACCAGATCAATGTCATAGGCTGTTGTCCACGCCCACAGGGTCACAGCGTCCGCCATCTCCGGATCACTTGAAAGGAAGCGCAGCGGCCATGACAGGGCATCGTCCATTAGGCTTAAATCCTGCCGTGACGGGCGCCGGGATGCGGCGGCTAGATCAGCCTCGACCTGCGCGCGGTATTCTTCCGCCCATCCCTTCAGATCCTGCGCCGTGTGGAAATATTGCGGCCAGAACCCAGTCTTGGACGATATCCCGCCGCGCACCGAGGAATTGCGCAATGTCTTGAATGCCTCGATCAGCCGATAGCCAACGTATTCCGGCGTCCAGTTTTGGGGAATATAGACGTTTGAAATATAGCCAGCCAGACGGGCGTCAAGATCGTCCGACATATCCGGATCAATGGAACTATCCCGCATTCAAGCACTCCCCTGGATATCCCAGAATTCACGAGGGAACTTGTTGCGCCTCAATCGGCGCTCGACGTCTGCCGCAAGCGCGCCAATATGCTGAAACGTGTCCCGCTCTACCACAACCGGCTCCGGAATTGAAGCTTCGACGCGAACAGGCAAGCGGCCCTTCACAACAACCAGATCGCGCCGACCTGATTTTGTTTTGATCTGGGTTCTGGTAGTTTTGTCCCTCACGAGATCACCATCATATTGCCTTGCGCTTCATGGCTGGCGGCTTTGACCGCTGCGCCTTTGATGAATAGGAATTGACGTGGCCGGACTTGCTGCTGTCGCGGGAGACACGCTCTGACATGGCTTGCAGGATTGGGCGTGTTGGCTTCAACTTTGGTTGGTTTACCCTGAAATAACGGATAACATTCATGCGCCTGTCGAAGTCCGCTCCATCAAATGCGGCTTTCAACCCGACGTTTTGCCTTGGAACATTGAGCCATCCTCCGCGCGCACCAAGACTCCGCACATGAACCGGCCCGCCCTTCGCCAATTCCTTCACAATATCAGGGCCACCGATTGCGCCACCGATCAAAGTCCCAAAGAACCCTCGCCGTGTTATCATGCCGCTACCTTTCCATTTTATTCGCCGCAGCTATCGCTCGACATGCTCCCGCAGCGCATTCAGCGCTTCGTCTATGATCTTCTGGTTTGGCGTGAGGGGAACGCGGTTGAGCATTTCTGTCAGGCACTTGGGGAGAATGAGCTTGTCGAGCCTATCGAGACTAAGGCCAACGCCCGGGAACTCAGCGACCTCGGCGGCAAAGCGAGATTCCCACAATGGGTGCTCAACAATTCTCACCAAAACAAGCGGAGCGCCTCGCTTGAAGGCGGTATGGCTAAAGCGCGAAACTATGTGTTCCTTTGGCGGATCGTAATTCAGTGCGACAATTGTTCCTGGCGGTGTGTGTGGACTAATCATCCGAAAGCCTTTCTCATCAGCAGTTCGCGGGGAACGAGGCACCCCGGTTCGCCCGGCTTCGGCCCATTGGATGGCGACCATGAGCCGTGATCCGTCCACATTCTCATGATTGCCGGCCAATCGCGCGAGACCCCCGGGCCAATCGCCGCGAACTCTGGCGGCACCACAAGATTGTTCCGTTCAGCATATCTCTGCACCCAGGTTCGCCATGTAGCCGCCCAACCCGGCCGTTTCTCCTTCCGTTCGGTCCAATAATTCAGAAACTTTGCCGCCTCTGAATTGATGGCGCCGGCCGACAGTCCCATGCGTTGCGCAACTGCAATATCTCCCGGCTCTGGCTTCCAGTCCCCCGGGATTTCAAATTTGTCACCTGGATTGCGCTTTTTTCGCCCGTGTTTGTCGGCGTCCATCAGTTCGCGCACGCGGCCCGCGATCTTGGATATTTGGCCGGGATCGCCTTGCAGGAAATGAGCAATCCTTTCATCGGAGCGATTCTTGGCGACCAGAGCGGCGACGGCCACCACTGGCGAAATCGCTTTCAGCCCCATTTCATGCTGGATCGTATATAGGCGGGCGTCATCCGGGCTCATGGATTTTTCCTCCGTTCTTCAATGAACTGCCGTGCAGTCTGGCCTCGCCAGATCAGTGAATCCAGCAGATTTGGCTTTCGGTCATATCGAACTGGCGTGCTGCCCGGCGGGCGGAACCCCGTCAGCAGAAACCATGCGGTTGAGCATGTCGATCGCTCCTGTCCGTCAAAATAGATTGGCAGGCCCGGGCCAACCGGAAATATCCCAAGCGGGATAGTCCCGATCTTCGGGCGAATGATCTTGTGCCCTTCAATTCGCAAAAAACACCGGACTCTCAGGTCTCCCCATCGTTCAAAACGCTCCCGCACCGCGGGCTGGACCGGCATGAATCGCGGGCTCGAAACGTCTCTGCGATACTGCGCGAGAGCTTTCTTTTTCTCGTATTCAATCCGCTTCATCGCCACTTCATCATTGAGGACTTCAGCCTTATACCGCCGGATGAAGCTGGAAACCGTGCAATGGTCACGATGGCCATAAAAGGTCGCGATCTCGGATAGAGACATGCCAAGTTCATTGCTCAGGCAATAGCAGAACTCGGCGCGGGCCATTGCGATAGGCTTGGGCAACATGCCCCGTCTCAGGACGTCATCCGGATTGCAAACGACCCGTTTGGCAATATCAATCTTGATCGCCTTGATGCGCGCCCGCTGAATGGCGTGCGGCGATGGCGAGACCAATCGAATGGTGCTTGTTGCAGTTTGCAGGCTCATGCGATCTCCATATCAAATTTCGTTGCTTCATTACCCCATGTATCCCAACCCGGACGCGACTGGCGCGCAAACAGCTCTGCGCGAGAAATGCAAGGAAATAATTTTTCCAAGTTATCGTGCATGTCCGGGGGCTTTCTCGAATGCTCGCTCACAGGGGCCACAATAAGATTGCGCGTACTATGATTCCCAATCTCTGGCTTGCCAATCGTGCCGACGATAAACGGTTCACACGCGCTGCGAAACAGGTATCCATTGCCGAACGCCCAACGCTTACCAGTCGATGATTGTTTTGCCCAAGCGCCTCCGGTCTTATATTCGAACCCCCACGCTTCCATCAGTTCAATTGCCTGCGGTAGCATTGAAAATATAGCCCACATTACCAACACGCAATTATCTGTTGCCAGTTGATTTACCGGCAACGCCTTCATGGCATCAATATCCATGACGTTGTAATGGTTGCTCGCCGACTTCTTCTGATTCTTCTCGCTCCATGTTTCGAATTTCCATGGCGGATCGGCGAGGATAACGCCGTAGCGAAGCGGAATGAGCGGATCGAACGGCCACGTCATGGTGCTTCCTCCAACAGAGGAAGCCTGTCACCTTCAATGCGGCGGCGTGCGATCTCGACGTATTCAGGGTTGAGTTCGATCACAACGGTATCTCCACTTGGTCCAAGTTTTCCGGCTCATCATGGTAGGAATCGTGCGCTCTGATCGTGTTTGTCGAAATGTCGCAATACACGTCAACCGTGCCCGGCTTTGCCTGCCTGTGCTTCAGCAGAATGATTTCCAGATGGTTTTGCACCCGCGTCAGCCGATCCGCTTCCTTGTCGGAAAGATCGCTGCGGTTCGACAAGTAATATTCCTCACGGAACAATCCGATCACTGCATCAGCATCCTGTTCGATGGACCCGGAATCGCGCAGGTCTGAGAGCTGCGGACGCTTGTTGTCGCGACCCTCGGCCTGCCGGTTGAGCTGGGCCAGAACGATCACCGGGATCTCCAATTCCTTCGCCAGCGCCTTGATGGCCCCGGAGATATTGGAAACCTCGCGCTCCCGGCTTTCCGCGCGGCCCACACCGGCCACAAGGCCCAGATAGTCAATCATCACCGCGCCGACGCTCATGCCCGCTCTGCGCTTTTCCTGCACGAACCTGCGCGCCCGCACCGCGATCTGCGAAATCGAAATGGACGGCTCGCAATCAATGAACAATGGCCAACGCGCAATCTCACGCTGCGCGAGGATCAATCTCTCCATCCGGTCATCGCGCAACTTGCCGCGCCTGATCTCCAGATAGGGGATTTTGTATTCCCTTGGCTCCCGCATGAGATTGTCTTGGGCTGATAACATGCGATGCAAAATCTGTTCATCGTCCATTTCCAGAGAGAAAAACAAACTGGCGTAATTATCCCGCGCCATGTTCATCAGAATGGTAATGACAGTGGCGGTTTTGCCCATGCCTGGTCTGCCCGCGACAACAATCATTTCCGACGGGAACAATCCGCCGGTGAGATCGTCCAAAGGCGCAATGCCTGTCTTGACGCCCGGCGAGACGCCGCTGGACCGAACCTTCTCAATCGCATCAATCGCCTTCTGTCCTGCGTCTGCAACGTGGTAGCGATACTGGCGCGTGACGGACGTGCGGATGATCTCGTCCATTTCCATGATTGCGCCGGTTGCAATCTGAATGATGTGCTGGCGCGAGCCGGGCACGCGAGCCTCGACGTTAAGATAATCCCCTACTGCGCACAGTTGCCGGCGCTTTGCCGCCTCCCTGACGATCTCTGCGTATTCTCGGGCATTGATCGGAGACACCGCATTGGCCGCCAGTCGCGCAAGATAGGCGCGCATGGTCATGCCATCGCCAATGTCTTCATTGGGCAGAACCCGCATCAAACTCAGGGGAGTCGCCGGGCGTCCTTCCTCGATGAGAACACAAGTCGCTTCCCAGATATTCTGATGAACGGGTTCGGAAAAATCGCGCTCGCTGACAATCCGGGCCATGTCGGCATACAGCCCGTTGTTCATGAGAACACAGCCGAGCACAGCCTGCTCGGCTTCAATTGCGACGGGGAGCAGCAAGTTGTCGCTCATGCAGCACCCCCAAACATCTGGAACCCCGACGGCGGCATGCGGAACATCACCGCGCTCGCATAATCAAAAACTGCGCACGCATCGGCGCGGTCTTCATCATAATTCGCGCCACGCGGAATATACCCAAGCGTCACAGCGCGGGCAAAGATGGCTTCCTTGGTCTTCTGACGGGCTTCCTGCCGGGCGCGCGCTGTTGCGCCTCCCTTGGTCTTCGGAGCGGCGGAAATCGCGCCAATGAAATGCTTCTTGATCGTGTTGCCATGCACCGCGCGAACATCAATTCCCCAAAGGCCAGCAACACCCCTGACAGCGCCGTGCATCTGCCCGAGAACCATGATCGTCCGCGCGTTCGATCCGCCTTGCGTCAGCTTTGACAGGAAGTCCTCGACAATCACCACGTCCGGACGCGATGCCTCGAACATGAAAAACTGATCGCGCAAGAATTTTCCAACCTCAGATAGCGCAAACTCTGCATCCTGAGTTGATTTTCGCAACTTCACCGACCCATTGCGCTCTGGCATGGAACCGGCCTCACCAATTGCGAAGCCGGTCTTTGTTGATCCGAGATCGAGCGCCAGAATGCGCATTTCAAACCCATCAATTGAGAGAATAGCTTCCGGGAGCATCGCCTGCAGATGACGATTCGGCGGGTGGCGCCGGCGGTTCACCCGCGGCCAGAGGCTTGATCCCACTTTGAAGACGCTCGATGTTTTCAGCAACCTGATCTTCGACGGCACCGACTTTATCCCTCAGAAAAGCGGGACGCAGATCGCGCTCATCATCTCCGGATGCCCCGCTGCGCGCCGCAATCGCCGCTTCAACGCTCTTGCGCGGCGTCGAGAAGAAATCGCCTTCGTCGAGGAAGCCCATTGCTTCAAGGCCGACCATCAAATCAGTCACCAGCGATGTTCGCTTGGCTGGATCCATGGCGGCAAGAGCGGCGCACAAACCGATGGCCTTGCGATGCAGGCCACTGCGATCAGCGCATTGTTTCGTGGCTTGACCCGCCATGCCGCCGTATTCAGCGGCCGATGCTTTCTGCCGCACGACTTCGGCAATATCGCGGACAAAATCAGCGGTATTGAATGACTTCACGTTGCCATCATCATCAACATTGACGGTCTTTTCAGAGATTTCGCCCTTGGGTTTGTTTTTGCTTCCTTTTAGTCTTGCCATGCTCATTTTCCTTTCATCGCGCTGCGATTTTGAGGGCTGATCTTCCACCTTCACCCCGCCAGCCGGGCTTGCGCGCCGTCGGCGGCAGGTAACAGAGACTGTGATGCGTCGAGCAATATGGCGAATCGTAATTGCCGTCACTATCCTTGCGGCGCTCGGAGCCGCAGAAAAAATCATCACGGGCGCAATCCACCAATGGATCGCCGCAGATGTATTTGCAATGATCGATCCCGGCGTTGATGAAACTGACAGGGCGCGGTTGATAAATAGGCTCAGGCACGACGACGGACAGCACAGGGCGCGGGGCGACGGTTCTTTGAACCTTCGGCGCAATCTTGCGCACGGGCTTCGGCCCTGGCGGTGTGCGCCGCGCGTTGACCCGCGCCATCCGCACCGCTTGGCCACTACTGACGGTCTTTATCCCCTTCCGATGCTTATGCCCTATAATGCTGTTGCGGGTTCGCGCAGTTCCAAACTCGCGGTTCATCGCCTCAGCAATCAGTGTCGCGCTGTAGCCTTCGCCGGCCATCTTTCGGATCATCTGGGATTCTGCCTCAGAAAGCATTTTCCATCTTGCCATCTTTCACCCCCCGCCTAAGCAAAAATAGTCCCGGCTTCCGCTGATTCCTGGACGAGTCCTATGCTTTCGCATCCCATTGATCCGCAGGTCAGCGGCGTGGTTGCCCTGCCCGCCGGGGAGGCGCAGGGTGGAGTGGATCAACAGGGCCGAACCAAAAACAACAATTACGCAGAATCGTGCGGATAAATGTCCGGACGAAGACGATAGCGAGAAACGCCGGTCACTTCCTCAATCTTGAGCACGCGAGCGACGGGAACACTTTTCCATTGATGGATGGCTTGAGACGCAATCCCAAGCAATTCAGCAAGCCTCGTGACGCCGCCGGCAATCGCGATGGCTTCGTTGAGAGCGGCGCGCTCCGGGCTCACCGGCTCAGACTGCTCCGCAGGTAATGCGGCCGCCTCGGTCTCTTCAGGATTTTCGATTGTTTCAGATGCGTCGCTCATGCTGATATGTAAGCACAGCTTTCTTGCTCGCGCAAGATGGTTGTTTAATCAAAAGCGATAAAATCAACAAGGGTTGGTAGTAGGGGGCTGGATTCGAACCAGCGATAAGCCCGTTACGAGCGGGCGGCCTTCAACCACTTGGCTACGCTACCGTGATTTGGAGCGGGCCGTGGGAATCGAACCCACCTGGAACAGCTTGGAAGGCTGACGCTCTCGCCAGACGGCCAGACCCGCGTATTTCGTAGCCCCGAGGGGCGATAGTAACTGGCGGACCGGGCTTGATTCCGGCTGTCAAGGTAGTCGTGTCCTCTATCACTCGCCACGTATGGGGCGCTAGCTTCGGCATCAACACGACATTTTGCCGTCCGCTTTCCCCCGTGGCTGCGTGTCCATCCACGCCGCCGCCAGAACTGTTTCTAGGCTGGACCACTCGCTTCCCACCCCGGTTTAGTTTTGGCTTCCGTGGTTCAACGTCCGGGAATAACCCGCCTACCACTCGCCGCCAGATCCTCACGGGCCTTAGCCTTGTCCGTCCGCCTAGAACTCGTTGCGGCTATGCCGCGAAACTTGGTTGCCAAGAGCGGATTCGAACCGCTGACCTTCAGATTATGAGCCTGACGAGCTACCAGACTGCTCCACTCGGCAAACGCAATCTATTATGGAAGCCGAGCTTTGGCAACAGGATTTTGGCGCGCTCCATAGGACTTGAACCTATAACCTTCGGGTTCGAAGCCCGATGCTCTATCCAGTTGAGCTAGGAGCGCTATGGCGGCTTGTTGCCGGTCCTGCGATAGCATTCAAGCCAGCATTTCACCGCCGCAGAGACCGGCCCAGGCACGTTATCTCCATTGATGTATCGCCATACCTGCGTGCGATCTATTCCAAGAGAATTGGCGAGCGCAGTTACCCAACCACGCTCGCCCCATATCTCGATTGCCGCAGATTTTAATTCTTCCGGTTTCATTGCGCTTCGGCTTCCAGAATGAACCGAATGACGTTTTCGCTGAAACCGTCGATATGTGACCATTTCCCGTAACCAACACCGTTCTTCGCGCTGGCCACATTGATCATGTAGCCCTTTCCGATAGGGTCCGGCAGGGCTTTACGATCGCCTTGGATATAGTGCCCAAATCGAACAAGAGGGCCGGTTGCTTGCTCATCTGTGATGACGATGAGCCGGTCGTATTTGACCTGCTCATTGATGACGGCGACGGCATCAAACAACCGCGTCCCGCCTGATTGGCTTCTGCGAATGGCGTCAATGCCTGCCATGCCACGCCTTGGCGGGATTTCGATCACTTTATCAGCAAACGAGAATATGCGCAGATCACCATGGATGATACTGGCCAGCGCCGCAGCCGCATCAGCACGGCATAGATCGCTCTTGGCCGACAATGGATCATTCATGGACGCCGACACATCAACCATCACCACAGTCTTTCCCGGCAGCGCAGGCGCGCTTGCAATCGCCTCACAAAGCGCGGTGTCGATCGCAGGCTCCATCTGCGGGCAGGCGCGAGCCGCCGCGACATAACGGAACGGGAGAACGCGCTGCGCGCCCTTCCGCGCCACGATGGCATCGCGAATCAAGCCAGTATCGCAACCAGCGTTGACCATGTTCCGCAAGTTACGCAAAAGCGCCAGATACCCAATATTGCCCTCACGGATCAAACGCTCGAACGTCTCACGCTTGTCGCCGCCGCCAGAAAGGGAAACCTCCCAAGTGTCTGGCGCCTGCAATTCGCCAGCAATAAGGCGCTTCCACAGCGCTTCGCGTTCCGCGCTGTCCGGTTTGGCATGGCACAGGAAAAGCGCATCACGGAGCTTTACGGCACCGTCTCGGTTGTATTTGGCCAACGCATATTCATCGAATTTCAGGAACGCCCGAGCAAGCCCTCGCTTCATCGCAGCAGGTATTTTGCTCTTGACCGCAGACGGAGCAACCCCATTGGCCTTCGCATGAACCGCAACCAATTCCGACAATTCATCCGCGCGCTTGATCACATTGGCAACCGCATCTTCGACGATGCGCCCGCCAGAGTGGCGAGACAGTGCCGAAACGAGCAGTAAGGGGACATGGCGAAGGTGCTGCTTCTCGCGCGCCTCGACGGCCAGGGCAGCAACCTTTTCCGGCGCGACTTCGCCAGCGAGCCGAACAATACGGGCGGCGATATCCTCGCCTTCCTCGTAAAACTCACGCTCCCACAGAAGGCACGAAAGGACAGAGCGGCGAAGTTGCTGCTCTGCATTGATGCGCTTTGCCGGCGCACCTTCAAAAGTCACTTGGTCATAGGCTGATTTTACATTGATTCGCATCTGAGCCTCCATTTGGGCTCGTGGCGGCATCATAGCAGAGAGGCGGAACAGGCGACTTCGGAACGTAGGTGCTCTACCCCTGAGCTACCGGACTTGCGCCCGAGTTGGATTCGAACCAACGACCACCCGCTCCAGATGCGAAGTAACCGAAATCTACGCCAACCCCTCTGTTATAATGCTCGGGAACAAACGATCACGGTATTTTTCATGAAGTAACCGTGCTCTACGCCACAAGCAAATTCTGTATCTCATATCATGTTGCAGATTGCAACAGTTATTTTGCGCATCAGTTGTCATGATTCTCCGGATCGAAGCCTAGATGTTTGTGCTTTCCGACGCTGCTTTGCTGTCATCTTCATCCAGACCCAACCCTCTTATCCTGTCAATCTGCTGTTTTAACCCAACGACTCTGTTCTTCCTAAACCCTTGTTTTCAATCCTCATGGAACCGGTTCAGATCACGTATCTGCCATAAGACCCCCTACCCCTTACGGCCAAGCCGTAGAGGCGGGAGGATCGTTATGGCGCTCATGGAACTCGGACGAGTCACTGTAGAGCTGCCCCCCCGCCTCTCGGTCAGGGAATTCCTCAGTTTCGGGCGGCACCGTAGGACTTTCGACCCCCGCGCCTACTGCTTCACCCGCCCGGAATTGCACCGGGTCGCAGTTATTTCGTGACGGAGGGTTGAAGCAGGCGCGGTAATGCGGTATTAACTACCGCAAGACGGGGTCGCCAAAACTGACCGTCGAACGCCTCGGAGCCGGGAAACCGATCCGGGGCGTTTCTCTTTGTGATCCAATCGGGCTGGAATTGCAAGAAGAATTATTTTCCGTCAAGGTCAGCTTACATTTCCAGTTGACAGTCTTTGAAAGTGATGCTTACACTTGTGCATTCCAACACCAGCACGAGGGCGCACGGTATGGACGAGGCGGAAATTCAATCAGCAGCAGGCAAATCGCTCTCCGGCGTGATCGAGCAAGGCGCACAGCTTTACAAGCGCGAGCGGATGCTATGGCGTTTGTCTGAAAGATATTCAGACCCTTCAGTATTCCGCACGACGCCGGAACCGCAGCTTACCCGCAATATCATCGCTGATCTTGAGCGCTGGATTGCCGGCGAACTCAACCGGCGCGGCAGTTGGGCGTTCGACGCCAACCGGCTCATTGGCCTGCGGCAAGCCCTGCTGGCCGAACAAAGGCATCTTGCCGAACTGGAGGGGCCGAAATGATCAGACGCCAGCCGGACGACCCGGGATCAATGCCAGCGCGCTACCATCCGCCGGGCGGCTCACAGGCCTACCGGCCATATGCTGATCGGGAGCGCTCCGGGAGCGTGCTGGGCGGCATCCTCATGTGCTGGCTGTATTGCCTTCTGGGCTTTGTCTGCGGCGCTGCCATGGTTCTGTTCTCGATTGGAGCATTCGAATGAATATTCCCGAAACTACTTCCCGAGACCTTGCAATGGCCATGGCCGATCTTGCGAAGGCGACAAAATGGGCGATCGATGCGCACATGGATTGCGCCACGGGGCTGGAAAAGTCGCTGCGTATCGACCTGAAATTTGCGATCTCCGACGCGGAAAAGGCGCTCGACAAATTGCGGCTGGTTCAATCTTGTCTTGGGGAGGTTTTGCCGTGAGCAAAGATATGCGCGCCGGCATCAGCGGCTTTGCCAACACGCTATCGAACGAATTGCTTGTGTCTCGAATGGTTGCGGAACTGCGCCAATACCAGTGCGGAGACATGCCAGCAATCGGCTTAACGGCGCTCCGGCGCTGCGGCGATTTCTCTGAAACTGAGATTGATAAGTTTGGCCGCGAGGCCATGCGGACACTTGCAGAACTTCGCAAGTCGGAAAGGCGAGCAAAACCATGAAAACGCTCGACGCGCAGCACAGCGAATTGAAGGCCCGTATTGAGCGCCTTCGCCAACAAGGCAGGCGCGTCGGGCTTCTTGAACTGCAATTGCGTGAACTCACGCACAGGATTCTCCGGCGCGATCTGCGCAAACAAAAGAGGGCAGCATGAGCAAAGACCAATGGGCATACTGGCGCGCAGCGCTGAATGGGCTTTTCATTGATTACAAAAAGGGCGATATCCCGTCGGGGTATTTTAAGAATGCGAATTGGGCGCCATCTGGCAAGAATGACGGCAAGCGGGTGAAGGTTCTCGAAGCCGTTGCATTCTGGCGCACCGAAGATGGTTCTCTGGCCTGCTGGCGGTCATCACAATGGAAAGCGCCGACGGACGCAGACGCCATCGAAGACCTGTTTGCATCATGCAGCAAGTCGCCAATCTCATTCGAAACCTTCATGGCGGTGAAGGACAGCGGCGTGTGGCCGGATGCCGTCGAGCCGCCCGCAGCCAGCATTGGCGACAACAGCGCAGGCATGAGCGAGGATGAGCGTATAGCCGCCGAGATCAAAGACCTGTCCGAACAGTTCGATTCATGGCTGGAAAAAATCGGCAAGATCGAGACACAGGAGCAAGCCGATAAGGCCGCCAATTACGCCGAGGAATTTTCCAAACTGGAAAAGGAAGCGACGGCAGCTCACAAGACGGAAAAAGATCCGTTCCTCGAAGGCGGGAAAGCCGTTGATGCCAAGTGGAAACCCCTTGCCGCGAAAGCCGGTGAAGGAAAAAGCGCGGCGAAATCTGCACTTACGCCGTTCCTCGACGAGCAAGATCGTTTGCGGCTTGAAGCTGAGGCCAAAAAACGAGCGCTTGATGAAGAACACCGGAAAGCCAAAGCAAAAGCAGCGATGGCTGGCGCTCCCCCGCCGCCCGCGCCCAAACCTGCACCCGTCCCGCCAGTTCGCACCAGCGCTGGATCAGGCCGCAAGACCGCCCTCAAGACATACAAGGTGACTGAGGTCACTGACCTGCCCGCACTGGCGGCATATCTGGCCACGATGGAAACGCCGCCAGTTGAATTTATCGAAGCCTGCCAGAAGGCAGCAGCGCGCTTGCTGACGGCTGGAGCGACGGTTCCTGGCGCAACGCAACGCGATGAAAAGAGGGCGGCATAATCATGAAAACCAAGACAATCAAAAAGGTTCTGCAGGCCAAGATTAATGATTGGCTTGGATCAATTGAAGATGACGCAGTTCGCGATCTGGCCAAGAAGAATACGATCGTCACCGGCGGCTGCATTGCATCGATGCTATTGAAAGAGCCGGTCAATGACTTTGACCTGTATTTTGCCAACAAGGAAACTGCGATTGCCGTGGCGAAGTATTATGTTGCGCGATTTTCATCGAAGAACAAGGCGGGGATCGATGTGCCAATCTTTGTCGAGGACAAGGAAGGCCGTATTCGGATTGTTGTGAAGTCTGCTGGCATAGCCAGCGAGGAAGGTGCGACAACACCATATGAATATTTCGAAAGTCGCCCTGCAGACGAGGCTGAGAACTATATCGGCGAAGTCCTTGGGGACTCTGGCGACATCGAAGAGGCTCTTGAAGAGACAACGAATGCCGCCCTAGTTGTTGAAGATGGTCCAAAATACCACCCTATATTTTTGTCCACGAATGCAATCACATTGAGCCACAAGGTCCAGATCGTTCTCAGGTTTTATGGCAATGCTGACCAAATCCACGAGAACTACGATTTTGTTCATTGCACAAACTATTGGACAAACGAGAGCGGCGAACTCGTGTTGCGCCAACCGGCTCTGGAGTCATTGCTCGCACGCGATCTGCGATACGTCGGCAGCAAGTATCCGATATGCTCTGTTATCAGGTTGCGAAAATTCATCAAACGAGGCTGGACCATAAACGCGGGCCAAATACTCAAAATGATGCTCCAGATCAGCGAACTTGATTTGAAGGATCACGAAGTTTTGCAAGACCAACTCACCGGCGTTGACGCCGCATATTTTGTCCAGCTTGTGTCGAGCATCCGCGAGAAAGACCCGGCCAAAGTCGACAGCGCCTATCTTGTCGAAATCATCAATAGAATGTTCTGAAGGAGGCATGAACAATGAACGCACCATCAAAAAGCACCGCCGTTGCAACAGCGCAGCCGGTCAAGTCTGTTGTCCTGTCTATGGCTGATCGTTATGGGATGGACAGCCGGAATTTTGAACGGACTGTCCGCGCCATATGTCTGCCGCCAGATAAGAAAACTGGAAGGGAGGCGACAAACGAGGAATTTGCAGCATTCCTGCTGGTTGCCAGACAATATTCCCTCAACCCTCTGCTGAAAGAAATCTACGGTTTCATGTCGCAGGGTGGCGGAATTGTCCCCATCGTTTCAATTGATGGCTGGATGAACCTCATCAATAGCCATCCTCAGATGGATGGTATGGTCTTCAGCGAAGTTATGGATGGCGTCAAGCTGGTGTCTACAACCTGCACAATTTACCGCAAGGATCGGGCAAAGCCCACTGTTGTCACGGAATATTACGAGGAATGCAGGCGCGACACTGTTCCTTGGAAAATGAAGCACCGCATGCTGCGCCACAAATCTGCGATTCAGTGCGCCCGATATGCGTTCGGCTTTGCCGGGATTTATGACGAGGACGAGGGCGAGAAGATCGCGCAGGCGGCCGTTGCATTGGAGCCGCCCGCCCCGCCACCACCGCCGCCAGAGATCGCGCCGGAAAACGATGTGATTGACACCACATACACCGAACATGCGCCGCCCGAGCCTCCCGCCGAGGCAGCGCATCAGGCCGGGGACAATGCGCCCTCCAATTTGTCCCCGGCCGCCACCAATCCAGAAGACTTCGATTCCGAGAAGATCGTTTCCGACTTCGAGGCTGCGGTTACCGGCGCCAGCGAATCCCTGCTTGATGATCTGCGCGACGACGTGTTCGCCAAGATCGAGGGCATGGACATGCCACGCGCATTCCGCACGAGGATCCAGAACGCCTACGAGAACGCCCTGCAAAAGCTCCAGCCGCCGGAGCCGCCGGCGAACGAACAGCCGGAACCGCCAGCGCCCGCACCGGAACCGGAGCCCGCGCGTCAGGAAGTTGGCGACGACGGCTTTCCCGACACCACGCCGCAGGAATCCGAGGACGTGCAGCTTGCTGCCGTCCAGAAGGACCATGCCGCAATGGTGCGCCAGCTCGCCCGGCAGAAAGCGCGTAAGGGCATATCGTTCTGGAAGCGCTGGAAGGGCGGGCTCAAGCCGGATGAACTGGAGATCGTCGAAGCAATGGTCGAATACTCGGACGGAACCTTGCAGGCGTGGGCGAAGCGCGCCGATGCTGCGCGGCCGAAGGATGACTTCTGATGCGAGCCCGGCTGCCCGTCGCAATTGCAAAATGGAAAGGCGGGCGGCTGGAACTGGCATCGCGGAATGACGCCGAGATGATGGCTGAGATTCCTGACGGGACAATCGTCGAGATTTTCCACCATCGCGAACGCAGCGAAGCGCAGAACAGATACCTGCATGCGCTTCTTGGCCGGTTTTGCGAGAATCAGGCCGGTGACATTGACCCAGAAGCCATCAAGGAATCCGTCAAAGCCAAGCATGGATGGATTTGGGGGTATCGGGTTGACGATCGAGGGCGCACCACGATCATCATGGTTTCAACGGCTGATATGTCCGTTGATGAAATGAAGATGTTCATTGAACAGTGCCTGCAATACATGGCCGAGATCAACCCGGACTTTAACTTTACCGTGCTTCGCAAGGAAGCGAAGGCAGACAGCAAGAGGACAAGGCGGTGAAAAGCGACTTGATCGACATCAAGGTGAAACTTCATCACGAGACGGCAAAGGCCATTCTCGTGAGCGATGACGGAGACCTTCAGCGCGCGGTGTGGATTGCCAAGAGCCAATGCGAGATTGAAGCAAAAGGCGCATATCACGAATTGACGCTGCCTGAATGGCTGGCGAAGGAGAAGGGGCTTGTATGATGGATGGCGATCGATGCCAACAATTGCATGGGCATTCTAAGTCAGAAGTAGCAACGAGATATTTTTGAGGCATCATGCTGAGAAAACCTGTGATGATCAGATTGACCCCGGAAGAACGAGCGTCACTTGGGAACGGTGTCATTGCGTTTAGTTTCAGGCCAACGGGAGGGACAATTGACATACACGCCCATCTCGCGGACCGAACAGAATGGTATGGATCACGGTTAATAGTTCAAATCCCGAATAGGATATGGGACGAAGCATTGAGGCAGTTGTCAGGAATCACCGGACAACTGATGAAAGGGGCCCGTGATGAAAAGTGATCTGGTCGACGTGGAAGTGGAACTGCATCACGAGACGGCCGGTGCTGTTCTCGTGAGCGATACCGGCGAATTGAAACGCGCGGTGTGGATCCCGAAAAGCCAATGCGAGATCGAGCCGAAAGGCGCACTTCACATTCTGACGTTGCCGCAATGGCTGGCGCAGGAAAGGGGTTTAATATGATGCCTCCATCAATCACGCAATATACACCAACATCGATGTACCGGATTCGCAGAACATGGCGTGGCCGCGCTGTTCTGCAACGGAAATATAATCTCGCCCGATACACTGTTGACCCATCGAGAGCAAACCCAGTAGGATCATGCTGGCGGGATGTGCTTTTCGATGAGCAGTGCCATGAGGGTACATGCTTCACCCTGAATACAGGAACCAAATGACCCGCCTGCCAACCCGAAAGCACATGCCTTTGAGCGTCAAACTTGACGCCTGTCTCGACATGCTCGGGATGCTTGGAGATCCGATTCAGTGGGATCACGACCCGCCGCTAGGGATGCGTGAGCAAGTGAAAGACGACGCCGGAAATGTGATCGGATACATTCCAGATGAAAACGATCCTCGCTATATCCGGCCAATGCTGACAGAAGCCCATGCGGTTAAAACCAACGGCAAGGCGCATGTGAAGATCGGCGCGGACAAACACGAGATCGCCAGAGCAAAGCGGCTATCTGATGCCCATGCCATGCTGGCTGAAGTGAACAAGGATCGTGCAGCAGCGCGGGAACGCAAGCGCCAGGAGAAACGCAAATGGCCAAAGCAGAAGTTCAAAAGGAGAGCAACATGATTGACAAAAGCAAACTGGTCGTAGGCGCGCGGGTAAAGCTGTGCGATGCGGAAATCATATCCAAGCAACATGACAGCTTATTTGTTTCGTTTGATGATCGTAGATCGATGTCGATACCTTTGTGGGCCGTCGCAGAGATACTTCCCCCTTCCATTGAAGTGGGGGATGTTGTGGCTATCATACCAGAGATTAAAACTGGGCAAGACATTATTGACTACAAAGTAATGGCAATTGATCCGCCAAGAGAAACGGATTTCCCAGCATTCTGGTTAAAGAGTTTAATAGGCGGTTATAAAACAGAGATGTGGGGACGTTTAACCCTCATCCGCAAAGGCACAAAGCCATGACCCGCGAAGAACTGATTGCGAAGCTGAAAGAGGCGAAGGGGCCGGATCGGGAGTTGGATATAGAGATCAGCTTTTTAATGAAATACCCTATCAAGCTGAACATCTGGAAAGATGGATGGGGAGTTAATTATGTGGGGAAAACCTATTGTTCCGCATCAGATGGCGGCACTGCCAAAGGCAAATCTCCACGACAGATGCACAAGGATGCTGTGGATTGCGTGATGGGCTTTCTCGTGCGCCCTGGAATCACAAATCTGACTGAATCCATCGACGCCGCCGTTGCCCTTATCAAGCGCGTGAGGCCGGACGTAAACTGCATCGGGTTCGATGAAAGGCCAAACGGCGCGACAGCTTATGTATCCCTGAATTGCGTCCCTGCTGGCGTTAATGCGTGGATGAAAGAGGCAGATGGCGCAACACCCGCCATTGCTTTTTGCATTGCGCTTCTTGAAAGCATGAGCGGTGCAACGCCCGGCGCAATGGCCGACACATCACCAGAAGCCGCCATGCGCAGGCTGGGGATGGATCCAGATGATCCGCAGAATTAGGAGAGAGAAATGACTTTCAACTATCAAGGCATGTGGTCGCGACTGAATGGAACAATCATGCGCCTTCATGCAGAAGGAAAGGACGTTCCAGAGATAGAGGAATTGCTTAAGATGGAGGGGCCTTATGGACCCTGGAAAACTCCAGATGGATGGCTTTCCGGACCTAGTCTTACCCGAGGAATGCTCCGATTTATCATCAAGCGCAATAATGGAACTTGGGTGAACCCAAACCACAAAAAGAAAAAGTCACCCCATGAAGAAGCGACACAAAAAATAAGCGGTAAACATAAAAACCCCGGCGCATTTCATTACTCTGAATCTGGAATGACATTGCGCGATTGGTTCGCAGGCCAAGCGTTGATTGCGCACGTCACGTTTTCGATCAGTGTCAATGCACCGTACTCAGAAATAGCACATGAATGTTATTGTATTGCAGACGCTATGTTGGAAGCGCGCAGGCCGCCTGCTTGATGGCGTTGAACACGATGGCTTTCCAACATCCCCAGGCGAGCGATTCTAACCCCCACCACAGAAAGGACAAGATAATGACCAAATACATATGCCACATTAACCCGAACTGCAGTCAATGGAATGTGCCAGCCGACACGGGCGGCTGCATGTGCGCCAAGCCAGCGCATGAGCAAAATGCTCTGAAGAACATCAAGGCGATGGCCGACTGGCGCGAGTTGCAGCGCATTGGAGACACGCTCGAATCTGAACTGGCATTCGAGCTTGCGAAGGCTTATCCGTCCGGCAAACGGCTGGCGCGCATTGGGCAATTGCAACAGGAGATCAGGGGGTGATGACGGACGCAGTTGAGACAGACGAAAGTGGTTACTTGGTTGACAGGGGCTTGCTGGCGCAAGCCGTCGCTGACCCTTTGCTCACCAGAAACGCAATCGCCCTTTTAGTTATCGCAAAACGTGGCGAGTTGAGCCCCGAGATTGATCAGTGGGCAAGTTTGGTGATTGAAAGGGTATTGAACAATTTGTCCAAAAGGGGGAGTCATGATCAAATTTAGAGCACCCGCCATCTTCGCCGCGACCATCGCATTCATTGGGGTTGCGGCTTCCTTCGCCTATGCCATGTCGCCATCAGAGTTCTTTGCCCGTGACAGGGCGCAGAACTGGACCGGCAGCCTCTATACAGCGCACCTGAAACCAGCGCGCCAGCAACGCAGGGGCAAGCACACAGCCCGCGTGAACGATCTCCCGCGCATCCTGAAGGTCACGCGCAAGATGGGCATTCCTGACCGGCTGGCGGCCCGTGTGTGCAGGGTTGAAAGTTCATGCAAGATCAACGGACGTCCCGGCCCCAAAACCCGCCACGGCCGCCACGTAGGGGCTTACCAGACCCGCCCGAACGTCGCTGCCCGCTTCGGCTACAACCGCCGCCAGCACGGCCCGCTGATTGGAGAAGTGGCATTGCATTTCGGTGCGGCTCACTTGGCGGATTGCTACAAGCGCGCCAGAGGCAATGAAGCGCTCGCTGCCCGTTGCCATGTGGCTGGCCCCGGAGCAATCGGCAGGCGCTTGAATGCCGGCGCAGAGCGCTATGCGCAGCGCTACACCAGACAGGTTCAAGTCGCATGGGCCGGCAGCCTGCGATAAGCAAAACGGCCAGCCTGTGAAAGGCTGGCCGCGCTTGCTTTGCCATGGCGGGGCGTCATCCCTCCTTTCACGACGCCCACGCCGAGACGGCAGTCGGGACAATTGGTTTGATCAATTCAAGCATTGCATCTGCGTACACGCGAATTTCATATTGCGCGTGAGCATCGCACCTGAGCGTTAGGAACTTGAGCAAATTCAGCAAATCGACCTTTGCAAACATGTGGCTGTAAGTTGAAACCGGTAACACCGATCGCGCGAGTTCACGCGGCCACCCAGCCGCCAATAGGCGGCGATATTGGACAAAAGCATCTTCGCAGGCAAATCGAAGGTCTTCGACTTCCATCTTGCGCTCTTGTGATGCTTCGGATGCGCCAATGACGCGCGCCTGTTTGCTGCTGGCGCTTTGCTCGCCAATCAGTGCAGAGTCGGGCAAATAAAATTCTTCCGGAAGTTCACGATACCGCGCCGACAATTCGTTATAGCTCCATGTCCGATGCCGATGCCATTGACGGAAAACGAATATTGGTGCCTTGACTTCGAACTGGAACACAACAGCCTCAAAGGGCGTAGTGTGCTTGTTCTTCCAAAGGTAACGGATCAGTCTGTCATCTGATCCGCTGTCCTCGCCAGCCCGCCACGCGGCGTCATAACTGACACGCGCAGCGCGGACGATAGACAGATCATTCCCCATGCTTTCAACAAGCCGCACAAAGCCGTGGTCCAGAACATCAATCTTTTGCATTCGGCTTCTCCAAGTTAGCAATTTCACGATCCAGATACCACCTGGCTTTTTTCAAATCCTGCACGATGGCGTCTTTCTTGCCCGCGCGGGAAATATATTTGACGGTGTTCCCGAGGCAAAACCCGAGTCCCCATGCCTCAATCACTTTGATAGCTTCGTATGGATCGTCTTTGCCGCCATAGTGCGCAGGATGATTAACAGCATCGCTCATAAAATTCTCCTATTGTTCTGGGCCGCTGTCGCAAGCCCCATTCCACGCGCCAGACTGCATTAGCGTTTCTCTAATAATTTGGTCGCCCCAAGGCTTCTCAGATAACCCATAAATATACTTATGAGCATTTCGGAGAAGCCCGCACCAGTGCCGTCCATGTTCTTCCTCAAGCGCCGGGCACGGCCCTTCTCTGGCCCCAATCAAATCGCGGGCAATTGGACAAGGTGCAATCTTGCAGCATAATCCGCAGCCATTACACGGCTGGCCAAATTCAGGCTTAATCAGGTCAACCACCTTCGCCTCCGTTGTTTTGGCTTCACCACGATATGTGAAGCTGCGCCCCTGTGTCACTTTCAAGCAAGTCCACCAATTCCAAGTATCTTTCTGGCCCCTGCGGCCAAGATGCTTTCCGTATTTCATGCCGCCACACATCAAAGTCGCGAGGGCGGCCATCCCTCAATTTCAATTCGGCGTTGACCATATGGGCGAATTGCAAGTCGCCATGCACGCGCACGTAATCCCACGCATTGTGGTCTTCCCCGGCGGCGTCATAGACGCAGATATGAACCCCCATGAAATTCTCCTTTTATAGATACCAACTCACACAGACCTCACGGCCTTGCTCGTCGTAAGTGACCTCGCACCACGCCCAAACAGAGAGTGTCGTCGCTGACGTGTTGATCTCCCGCCAGACCATAACTTTTCGCATAACCGCTCCGTTGTTGTTAGACCGCGCAATAGCGACCATCGCCGCGCCGGTTCAATTCCGCGTGGATATCCTCTATCCAGTAGCCATCAGACTGTAAGCCGTCGTCGGCGGTATCCCAGAGCGTTCGCAGTTCACTGAGTGTGAAACCTCGAAGCTCCGCCTGCGCCCGCTCTCTGTCTTGCCGATGGCCGCTCACAGTTGTGCGCGGCTCAAACCTGATGACCTCGCCCATCGCATTCGTCTCCTATTCTGACGCCAAGAATTTCGGGTATTTCATAATATCGCTCATATGAGAATCTCCTGCTTAGGTTTCGGCGCGGGCATTTCAATCAGCAAGTCTGGCTGCTTTAGCGCGTCTGATATGCGGCGGCAGGCAATGTCAAAATATTTAGCCTCACGCTCTATCCCATAGAACGCCTTGCCCTTCTTGACCGCTGCAACGCCGGTTGTGCCTGAGCCCATGAAAGGATCTAGGATTGTGCCAACGTCAGCAGGAAGCTGGTCTATGCACCATTTCATGACTTCTATGGGTTTCTGTGTTGGATGCTCCCGCCCGTCTTGTAACGCTTGCGGGCGTGTATAAGTCATAATCCTCGCAGCCTTCTTTTGGCTACTCCAAGCCATCTCAAAATCAGCTAAGCTAAAACGCTGCCCCTTATCCCAAATCAACCATTGCATTGTTGGAGGAATAAAATCTGTAAAATAATTTCCACCCCAAATGATTTGAACATTTGATTTTGCTAAAATAAGGTCAAATGCTATACGCTCTGGGCGGTCATTATCCCAATCAAAATCACCGTAATCCTTCCATCTATTTGCGTCTAAACCGCCGTTCCCGTCGCCTTTTCCCTTCATCAACGCACCATAGCCAATCCCATAAGGCGGGTCGGTCACACATGCGTCGAACTCGCCAAGCGTCGGCAGCAGTTCAAGCATATCAGCCTGCCAGACCTCGACGCCTTCCGCCAATGTTTCATGCCGCACGTAGGTCATTCCGGCTTCCTTTCCGGGCAATCACAAAGCCATTCCATCATCACAGCCCAACGCCCGTGGCTTCCCGGCATGGGCGCATCCTTGTATCGCCAAAACCAGCCAGCACGCTCCCAATCGTTGATGCGTTCAATCCTGACGTATCGGAAAACCCGGATGCGGCTCATATCGTCAATTCCCCTTTGTCGATCCTGGACTGGATTTTGCGAACAGCGTGTAGAACTGATGTGTGGTCGATCCATTTTCAAGCCCGGTCAAATAGACGGCCAGCAATGCCTCTTGAAACGTCGCACCAGAATTGGACGCGCACATAAAAACATCAATGGCAAGCGCGCCTAAGCACTCTTTGGCTTCAATCCCGACAGTCACCCTATCGAGGCTGCGCGGCTTCATGCCACGTCGCATCAAACGAAAATCAAATTCTTCGACGTGTTTTCTCATCGCCGGAACGCTCCCGCAAACCATAACACTATAGCGACATAGACAACGCCGCCTCCTATTATAGCGCCCGCAATCACGGCCAAGGCTATCCACATTTCACGGCTCCTTATCGTTTGGGTGCCCGGCCAGCGCCAACATTGCGCGGGCCAAGTTCTTTATACACGCTTGCCTTGTTCCAGCCTGTCATGGCTGCAATAGCGTCTTGGTAGCGGGGAAACCGCCTTGCATCACACCAAAGGCGCAACGCTTCGACTTTTGGCATTCTGCCTTTCAACCGAGCCTTGACCGAATTTGCTTGCATGGCCTGTGCGTCTTTCATGCGGACTGCGCCGTGCATCCTGGACAAAGCCCGGCTGACCATCTGCGCGCCCTTGCCTTTGCCAGTGCGCTCGCCGCTGCTTAGTTCATAGACTTCCGCGCCTTGGCTTTGAACCCATTCGATGGCAGCGGCAATCGCGCCGTGCGCCGCCGTGATTGAGACGGCGTCTGTGAAATCGCGCACGCTGTTGACCGCCAGCAATTCACCGGGCCGCAGCGTCCAGTCAGGGGCCGCGATGTTCTGTCCCGCAACGTCGCCGCACTTCACATGCTGCTTTGGCAGGGCCGCAGCCTTCATTATGGCGTGCTGGTCAGCAGCCTTGGCGACGTATGCGCGTGCAAATTTCAATTTCATTATTGCGTCATCCCGAAAAGTTTCAGGAATATTTCTTTACGCCATCTTGCATATTTCGTCAACGTGTGATTTTATGCTGCGAATAGGCGCGTAGCTCAACTGGCAGAGCGTCGGCTTTTGACGCCGAAGGTTGCTGGTTCAAGTCCAGCCGCGCTTGCCAGAGAAAGGCCGGGAAAATGAATACGCTTGACGCACCTATGGGACCAAATGATGCGGATGCATCCACAGTCAGAGATTACCTTAAAGCATTATTGTCCACGCTGTGGACTGAGGATGAGGGGTTCTCTGGGAAGCGCCCGTTCGGCAATAGCGGATGGAAATACGAGGTGTATGGGGCATTGGTTAAGGCCGGTCTGGTCAAAGGGAGCCTCGATGATGAAGGCTATGTCAATAGCTGTGATAACAGTGCCGCAGACGCCATGATCCAGAATGCCATCTCTGATTTATTCAAACCATCGTGAAAGGCCGCGAAAATGACATTGCCAAAAGGGCACACAGAACTGAGCCGTGACACACGCCCAATCGCCGCAGTATGGTTCGAGCGTGGTGAGGGTGGTTGGCGTGTTGACGATAATGGATGCGCCAAAATAGAAGCCTATGACGAAAACGGGTCAATGGCGAATGTCCCATGGGTTGCAATTTATAATCATGACGGCGTTATCGTTTCCCGCATCCCAGCGGGGATGCTATCAATCGTTTACGAATGACAGAAAAGGCCGGGATTTTGTCTCGCTTGAAGCCATTCAGATGCCCATGGTGCAGTAAATCTTTCGCTACAGAAGCGGGAGAGCTACACCACCGGCGCGATGTTCATGAGATACCCGGCGCTGACTTCGGGCGAGAGTTTTGCATTAACGGCGTTCACGATATCCGTGTCTTGTGGCGTTGCCCGTCTGGGAATATTGAGTATGCAAAATGCGCGCACTGTCAGGTTCGATTTAATCGAAAAATTGAGTTCGTTGAATGGAAGTGTGAGACTTAACATGAAAGGCCCCATCATGGACTGGCAACCGATTGAAACAGCGCCGAAGGACGGCAGATATTTGTTCCTTGGAAGGTTCAAGGAAGATAACCACAACGACTATATCTGCATTGGGCATTACAGCCCCGGCGACGAACCGGATATTCCAGACGAATGGTGGGACGATCAGTTGGATGATGGCTGCACGCCGACGCATTGGCTACCGTTTCAACCACCGAAATCAGAATGAAGGGCCGGATTGAAATGACACAAGTCAGACAAGACCTCCTGAAATATTTGCAGTATGTCGAGAACGCAAAAGTCGCCACCATCGAAAATTTTGATGAGGACTGGGAGCCCGTCGGGCCGATGGTGAGAGGTGAATTGATGCCTGCGCTTATCGCGGTATCTGAAACTGGCGCGCTGCATTTGACCGAAGCCGGGCGCGCAGCCATTCAACCCCAAACATAAGGCCGGGAAAATGAGTCTTGAGAAGATGCGCGCCGAATATGATGCACTACCGCAATGGGCGCGCCATATGGTTGACGCTTTGATGCACTGCAATTCTCATGGCACAGGATCGGGCGACGACTTGCTGGCGCATTATTCAGAAAGTGAACGTCGCCAAATGACGGTGGTCAACATAGTGCTGGAAGGTAGCGAGGCTTTAGGTAAGTGGCTTGATGCATTTTATAATGCGAAGGAGTTGGGCGACGCTATGACTGTTCCGTATCCACCCCCGCAGCCGCCATCACATAGCGAGGCCACCACCACAAATATTGTTGAGATTGTTTCAGCCGATGAGGAAAACGCATTTGATCAGCCTTGCCATTATGGCCACCGCGTTGATGGTCATGCGGTCTACTGCCATTTTGATCAGTGGCCTAAATCCCCTCGAAAGTGTCGCCGGACTTGGTATACGGGAGGCAGAATACGAGATGAGGATTGCGCGGGATTTTATCCAAATAAATCCTTTACTAATAAACCCTAAACATAAGGCCCCATCATGGAACCCGATGCTGAAGTGGACATCGTGAATAAGTTCTTTCGCTCACACTACCCATCAAATATTGATCGTGATAATTTCTCTCTGCAAAATTGTGGGAGGGGGTATGGCTTGTCTTATAATGACAAAACCGTGTCTAATATCTTCCCTGAAATTATTTGTGCAGATGGGTTGCGACTTAGCGTACAGGGGCATTTCGGCGCGTATTGCGCTCCGCGCGACGATTTTGCTGAAAACTATTTTGAAGTTGAAATCCTTGGGCCAAAACGCGCAGACCCACTACTTGCTCCGTATGAAAGAGAATGTAATTCAGTCGGTGAAGAAATGATTTATCCTTATGTCCCCATCGATGTTGCTTGTGCAGTAATCCTGTCACACGGCGGGATCGAATAGAAAGGCCGAATCGAAATGACAAGATGGCTTCAAGACAACCCACGAGAACTTGTCCGCGAGCTTCGCACAAGCGCGGCCAGCGCCGACCTTCGTGAAATGCTGCCCGCAGATAAGATGCGGGCGTTGGCCTACGCGGCGGCAGATATGATCGAGCGTGATGTCGTTCGCGTTGAAAATACTCGGCCCCTGCACTACTCACGATCTGACAGGTGGCGTGATGATCTGCGCTGCATACGCGGGCAAGCGGTTGTCTTACGATCAGTCACACCGTCGTGAAATGCCCGGAAAAATGCGAACACGCTTTGACAAGAAAACGCAGGAAGCGGGCGAACAGTCTTTCGATAATAACCGAGAGGCTCACATTCTGCTCGACCTGATCGACGCCGAATTTCGCAGCGATCCGTCAAGCACTCAATGTTTTGATCTGCGTATCGTGGAACGAGTCCGGAAATGCGTCGAGGACCGGAAGCGGATCAGAAATAACTTGCCGTTCGACTTCGACTAACCCAAACATAAGGCCCCAATGAGCGACGCCGATAACAAAAAACCGTGGATGGACAGCTACGAATACGCTGAATACATGATGGCGCGCATTGAAGAGGAAAAGAAAAAGGAAATTGCAATGGCTACGCAACAATTCTGTGAGTGGCGTCCATATCGTTTTTTCCCGTGGGTGGAATGGCGAAGCTGGGAAGCTATCGGCCAGACAGGCGCGCCGCTGGGAATTTATGGGATAGAGCGCCGCTGGCGCAAATCAACTTAAAGGGCCAATCATGGAAACGCGCGAACTTATGCCGCTCAATGGAGATGAAGCCGTTGCAATCATCAATCGCACGCATCGCTATGTTGAGATGAAGCTTGGGATCCGGGTTTATGGTCGCAGGTTAAATGAAAGGCCTGGAAAATGAGCAGAGAGTTTGGAAGCTATAGTCCCGGGTATTTCGACGCGCAGGTAGAAAACCACGCTGACGATTTGAAGCACGGTCGCGACGCGCTGACAAGGATATGGGCTGAGTTTTTCGCCGCGTTCATGCCGGTTGCTTCAAGTATCTGCGCCAGCGAAGCAGGTGATAGCGGTCAAGATGATGCAATCATGGAAACAATCAAGCAAATGCCCGCGATTAAAGAAGCCATAAAAAATGTTGAAACCTACATCCGTCCGTTTGAAGGCGTGGCCAGGGCGGCAGTCAGAGCGCACATCAAGAACCCCAAATGAAAGGCCGGATTGAAATGCCATGTTCCGATTGCAAGTTCTGGAAACCACACGAGCACTATGACGTGCCGCCAGGAACGAGAGAATGCACACGCGCTGTTCGAGCGTGGGAAGCCACTGACTGGTCAGACGGGGATGACGATGGCCTCGTGCTTCGGCCAGAGTTCAAAGACCGTAAAATGTTTACCAGAGACGGCTCTGAGTATGTTGCATATCTGCTGACAATGCCGGACTTCCATTGCTCCGAGCATCAACCGTCATGAAAGGCCCAAACGCAAAAAGCGCCCCAGCCTGCCAAAGCAGAACCGGGGCGCAAGTCGAGGGAGGCAGTTCAACGGGACGCAAGAACCGCATGGCATTCCCGAAAGATGCGTGAGCGGCAAAGGCGTCAAACCAGCGGCGGGATAGCGCTCGCTGACTTCAGGGCCTTCCCTGAAGCTCTTTATTCGTTCGGGCGCCGTCGCTGCGCAT